CCCGACTTCATGCAAAAGCTCCAGGACCCCGCCTTCAAAACACAGGTGCTCGAGCGTATTCGACTGGCCAACATGGCAAAGGGCATCAACGGCACGCTGCTGCTTGACACTGAAGAAGGTTACGAGAGCAAGGAAGCGACCTTCAACGGGCTGCCGGACATCATGGACCGCTTCCTACAACAGGTCTCCGGCGCAGCAGATATCCCGGCCACCCGCCTTTTGGGCCAGTCGCCATCAGGGCTGAACTCGACCGGTGAGGCGGACCTACGCAACTACTACGACCGCATTCAGGCTATCCAGGAGTTGGATGTGGGCCCAGCCATGGCCACCCTCGACGAATGTCTGATCCGCTCTGCGCTGGGTGATCGGCCCAAGGAAATCCACTACACCTGGCAGTCGCTGTGGCAGCCGACCGCAACTGAGCGGGCAACCATTGGCAAGACCACGGCCGACACTATCAAGGTACTGGCCGATACCAAGCTATGGGACTCAGATGCGTTAAGTCAGGCGGCTACCACGCTGCTGGTCGAGCAGTCGGTGGTGCCGGGGCTTGAGACCGCGGTGGGGGAGTTCGGTACAGCCCTCCCGGACGAAGAGCCAGATCCAACAGAACCGCCTATCCCTTCGGAGTAATCATGTTCCTTACAGATTCTGTAACCGCGTCCAACGTGCGGCGGACGGCGGATGGCTACCTCGTGGCCGATGCCCGTGTCGCGCGCACAGGCATTCAGGAATACCTGGGTGCCGAGGTGGGCAAACCCGACATGCCGATCGTGCGTGTGTACCGACCCGAGTCCTCAGTTTTCGCCGAAGACGCCATGCGCTCCTATGCCTATCGGCCGATGACCAACGACCACCCGGGCGAGAGCGTAACCGCCAAGAACTGGAAGAACGTGGCTGTCGGCCAAACCGGTGGCGAGGTTCTGCGTGACGGCGAGTTCGTCAGCGTCCCTCTGGTCCTGATGGATGCCGTCGCTATTGCTGACTATGAGGCCGGCAAGCGCGAGCTTTCCATGGGCTACGGCGCAGAAATCACCTTCCAGGCTGGCATGACCGATAAGGGCGAGCCATACGACGCCATCCTCGGCCCCATGACTATGAACCACCTGGCGCTCGTTGATCGAGCCCGGGGCGGAGAGCATCTCCGCATCGGCGATACCAAGCAACCAACCCAAACAGGAGGCCATGACATGGCTGATGCACTTCGTAAACTCCTTGTCGATGGCATCTCTATTGATGTTACCGAACAGGGCGCCCAGGCCATTGAAAAGCTCGCAAAGCAGATTAATGACGCCGCAACCGCCACCAAAGCGCTGACCGATGCGCACGCGGCAGCCCTCGCTGGCAAGGACGACGAACTGGCCAAGCTTCAGGCCGCGCTGGACGACGCCAAGGCGAAGATTCTGAGCGACGCCCAGATCGATGCTCGGGTAAAGGAGCGCGCTGATCTCATCGGCGTGGCCAAGACCATCGCCGATGCTGATTACGCCGGCAAAAGTCCCGATGAAATCCGCAAAGCCGTGGTGCTGGCCAAGCTCGGTGACGCCGCAGTTAAGGATAAGTCCGACGCCTACATCGCGGCCCGCTTCGACATCCTGGCCGAGGACGCGGTCAAGAACCCGGGACATGACCCGGTGCGCAGTCACTTCCAAGGCCAGGACGGCAAGACCACGGGCGGTGACGAAGCGGACAAGGCGCGTCAGCAAATGATCGCCGATATGCAGACTGCTCACCTTCCACCCAAGGCTTAAGGAGCTTCCGACATGGCAACTTACCAAACCATCTATACCGGCGCCCCGGCCAAAGGCGTGCCCGGCCTGATCGCCAACGAAGAGAAGTGCAACAAGATCAGCCGTACTGTCGCGAACGCTGAGGGCATTGTGTTCGGTGCCCCGGCGTTCCGCGTTCCAGGCGCGGGCAATGACCATAAGGTTGCCGCCACCGGCACGTTGTTTCTGGGGCTGGCGGTGCTCACTGCCGCCGTTCCTCCTGTCGCTACTGGCTCGACCCTGGTTGATGGCTACCCGCAAGACTTCACCGGCGCGTTCATGACCGATGGCCAGATGTATGTCACCGCTGGCGCTGCCGTGGTGCCGGGCGACGACGTGTATTACGTCGCTGCCACCAACCGCTACATCACGACTGCGGCCGCCGGCGCCGTGTTGATCCCTGGAGCGTTCTTCGATACCACCGCCGCGAATGGCGAAATCGTTGAACTCTCCCTCAAGCATCGGAGCGCTTAACATGCCTCAAGTTTTCGAAGACGCTCAATCGGCGTTCCCGTTTGTTCTGGCCCAGGGCCGCAACATCGAGACCCGGATTTATACCCGTCGTTACCCAGCGTTCAACTACGCCGCCAGCATTCCCGTAGTAACGGAGGGCGCACCCTGGGCAATCGGCACTACGTTTTTCACCGTTGATACCGTGGGCGAGGCCAAGTTTCTGTCCGGCTCCGGTACCGACATGCCATTCAACTCGACCACTCACGACCAGGCCTCGCACGACTTCGCCATGATTGGCTCCGGCTGGGAGTGGAACCTGGAAGAGGTCAACCAGGCGCAGCTGTACGGCATTAACCTGAGTGGCACCAAAGCTGATTCGGCTGCGGACAAGGTTGAGCGCCTGCTGAACACCATTGCGTTCGTGGGCAGTACCGAGAAGCGTTGGACCGGCCTGCTGAACGACGGCAACGTCTCCCGCGTTGATGCTGCATCCAGCGGCGCCAGCGGTTCGACCTTCTGGAAGGACAAGGGCATCGACGCCGTCATGGCTGACGTGAACGGTGTCCTCGGCTCGATCCGCACCAATACCGGCGAAGTCGAATGGGCTGACACCCTGCGGCTGCCGCCCGATGCGTTCCGCTACGTGGCCACTGCGCGATTGGGCGCTGGTGATGGCTTCATCACCATCCTGGAATACATGCGCCGCAACAACATTTACACCGCAGAAACCGGCCTGCCGCTGGATATTCAGCCGCTGCGCGAAGCCCGCAATGCATCCCAGGACGGTGGTGGCCGACTGGTTGCTTACCGCAAGGATCCGGAGGTTGTTCGATTCCACCTGCCAATGCCGCGTCGCGTTCTGGCGCCACGTCAGAAGTCCATCATGGGCTTTGAAACCGGCATCATCGCCCGCACCGGTGGTACTGAGATTCGCCTGCCTGGCGCGGTCGCGTACCTCGACGAAATCACCGCTCCAGTCGCCTGATAGGAGGTTGCCATGGAAATTACCAACGGTTCCAAGGCGCCTCAGGGCGTCCATTCGGTATCCGGCGTGGTCTACGTCATGCCAGGCGAAACAAAGTCCGTCGAACTGACGGCGGAAGGCTTCAAGGGGGCGTCTCGCCTTCAGTTCCTGACTATCGAAGGTGATGCGCCCGACGACAAGGCTGTCGATAAGCAGGAGCTGCTGGCCAAGCTGAAAGCCCTGGGCGTCGATGCCAACGGCAACAGCAAGGCCGAGACGCTTCAGAAGAAGCTCGACGAGACCTTGGCCGCACAGGCTGAAGCCAAACAGGTTGTTATTGCCGAACTGAAAGCCCTGGGCGTCGAGTTCGACGAGGCTGCACCGCTGGCTGATCTGCAATCGGCTTTGGCCGCCGCGAAACCGCAATAACCCCGCAAAACCCGGAGCGCTGGCCGCTCCACCTATTCGAGACAATCCGATGCCTGATTTCTACGGTTCCGTTGCCGGCGCTGATGCGTATCACCTTGCCCGGGGAAATTCTGCCTGGACGGGCGATGACGCGGCAAAGCAGGCCGCCCTTGTTCGGGCATCGGCTTATATAGATGGTCGCTACCGTAAGCGCCTTCCCTCTGGCGTGTGGCAATCGCTGTTTGCTGGCTCCAAGACTGCTGGTCGGGCCCAGGCCTTGGAGTGGCCGCGCACCGGTGCCGCCGACTACTCGGGCGAGGCCATTGCCCCCGATGAGATTCCGGTGGAGGTCGAGCGCTCCACCTATGAAGCTGCGGTGCGCGAGCTGGCCAACCCCGACAGCCTGAGCCCGGACTATGTCGCCTCGCAGACCATCAAGCGCGAGAAGGTTGGCCCACTGGAAACCGAGTACGCGATTACCGATGCATTCACCGGTGCCGAGGCATCCCGACCGGTCATCAGCGCTATCGACGAGCTGATTGCGCCGGTGCTGGTCGCGCGCTACCTCATGCCTGCCGTGTGCGTGGTATGACCGCCGCCGAAATACTCCAGCGCATTGAAGGGCTCGAACCGGGCATGCAGCAGGCCTACCTGGATTCGGTTAAAGCGACAATCGATGCCGCCACCTTGGCCGAAGTCGAGCGCCTGCTGGCTGCTGATGATGAAAACGGTCTGGTGGATCTGTTGAGCGTGGGTGCCCTGGCACTGCTTTCGGAACTGGTGCGCAGCGCGTACATCTCTGGCGCCCGCTATGAGTTGGTGGCCCTAATCATCCCGGCGGCTGACCGCGGCTCCGTAGGGCGCAAGGAATTCGATGTCACCCGTGCGCCGGCGGCTGCGTGGGTTGATCAGCAGGCCCAGGCCCTGCGCGCGTCCGCATCGTCTGAGGTTCGAGAGGCGATCAGGGCCGTGATGGGCTCCCGGCGGGTGATCGTCGGCGGCCAAGAGATCGTTCGCACCAATAGACAGGCAGCTCTAGACCTCATCGGTAGGGTCAGCACCCAGACCGGCCAGCGCACAGGCGGCGTAGTGGGCTTGCCGGGCAATATGGCCCAATACGTGATCAATGCTCGTAATCAGCTGCTCAGCGGTGATCCTGCGCTGCTCAAGCAGTATTTGGAGCGAGGGAGGCGTGACAGGCGTTTCGACGGGATCGTGCAGCGGGCCATCCAGGCAGGAAAGCCTGTAGCCCAGGCCGACGCCGACAAGATCGTCGGACGCTATTCGGATCGCCTGCTGAAATTTCACGCTGAAGTGATCGCCAAAACGTCAGCGTTGGAGTCCTTCAGCGCTGGCCGAGAGCGGGCATGGGAACAGTTGGTCGAGCAGGGCCTTGACCGTGACCGCATCGAGAAGGAATGGCGTGACAGGAACGACGAGAAGGTTCGCAACAGCCACCACAGTATGGGCGGGCAGCGCGTGATTCTCGGCCAAGCCTTCGTAAGCGGCAATGGCGCACTTCTGCGCTTCCCGGGCGATTCGTCGCTGGGGGCCGGTTACAACGAAACCGCCAATTGCCGTTGCATTGTGATTTACCACCTCAGGAAGTGACTCATGGCAGACATCTACGACCGTGGCCGAGCGCTGGCGGTGCGCATGCTCTCGCCCAGGGCCAAGGGTGGGAAGGGCGCAGCACTGACCATCACCAGGACAGTGAAGGGCCAACGCGACCCGGACACGGGCGCTACTGCCAACATAGTCACCACCTACCCAGGCTCCGGCCTGCGCGAGACGTACCAGCAAAAGGACGTCGACGGCACGAATATCAAGGC